TGATCTAGTTCACCAATGTCTGTGATAGATTCTTCTTTTACGACCTTCTTGCCGGCTGTCATAGCCTTTACAGACTTAGGTTTTGGTGGTTCGGCTGAAGACATTCTGATCTGATTATAGACCTTTTTAACATGCTTTTCTGGGAAACCAGGATGATAGGCTTTGAAACCCTCATAGTCACCACCTCTGGCCAGACCTTCTAACTTTGTGGCGCTGACTGATTTTTCAAGTTCATCGGGTGACATTTTTGTTGGGTGTTTGCCACTGTCTTCTCTTTTACCTTCGACTTCATGAACTTTCCATTTCTTGAAATTGAAGGCTACTTTACCATTCTTATCTGCCTTACCGTTCCATTGACGAAGCGTGCGTTCATATTCTGGTGCGCGGTCAGAACCGGCTACCAGGTGCAATTCGTCATGATTTTGACCCATATGTGTTAAGAAAGAAAATAGGTTACCGGTATGCGGCACACCAGTTTCTACTGGGTGACCAAACATCCTTTCGGCGTGTTCTCTTTTAGTCTGAATTGTTAATGGATGAGAAGTGCCAGATAGACCTATGTGTAGAGGTGCATCAAATTTATCAGAAAGATTTTTAGCAGTATCTATGGCTTTTCTATGACCTATTGTAGGTATTCTTACTTTACCATAGAAAGCCACACCTGGCTTATTTCGTGTCGTTGTCATTCAATCCCCTCTACAGGAACTTTGTTAAATCTAATTATATTTAGTATTCTTTTTAATTAGAGAGGATTTTTTCACAGTTTTGACACAATTCATTTTTACTGCAACTAGAAATGAATAGTGAATTTTTCACTATCTGATAATGGTCACCGATCTAAACCATATCATCAGTCGGTTATATATGCGGCTGATCCAGCCAGCAGATTTTAATTCACAATACTCGCCAGCTACCATCGCACCTCTCTCAGCATCATTAGAAGACGGAGCAGCAGCAGCTACCATACCTGAAGTCGTTGCCAGCCATTCTTGAAACTTATTTCTAGGCATTACACCCACTTGACGAGACTTCTCTACACCGTTCTCATCAACTATAATCATCGTAGGTATTCCGCGTATGCCCATGCGAGATGCAAGCTCAGGTTGTTTTTCAATGTCCACTGTTTCAAGAGTGTAAGAGTTGGCAGGCACCCAAGTCTCAAACACATCACTAATTATAGGGCTCATCTGACGGCAAGGCCCACACCAATCTGCTCTAAAGAATAACAACTTCTTCATGTTAGTACCTGTCTAATATTAGTATCAAAATAAACTGTGATCGCGCATCTCTTACTCATGTTTGCATCCTCATCGATACTTTGTTGTATTACCGTTTTTATCTACGAGAAAAGCCTGTACTTCTATTTCTGGGTGTCTTTCACCAAGTTTCAATAACATCTCTAAGTTTTCTTTATGGTCGTCCCACATACGAATTGTCTTATACTTACCGCTTTTTATATATGTGGTTAGAACAACACCTTTAGTTATGTGTGTCTTAGCCGACGGCATAATTTTCTGTAGATTTCCAGCGCGTTCAACATAGACCTTGTCGATAGGGAAACCGTGGTCTCTGAACTTCTGTAAGAAGGGTTCTTTATCAACAAAGTCTGATCTGGCTGTAATAATAATAGACTTTGAGTTTTCGTCTTGATTACCCACGGCTCTTTGGGCTCTTTCTATCATCTTGTCGATAGGCTGTGCTGTAGTATAGAAATGTTCACCTGAACGAAACTGACCAAAATCATACTCTTCACCTGGTTTCAACTTATAAGTATTGAACTCGCCAGATTTTAACTCACGAACTACTTTTCCATTTTTCTTTATTATGACCTTAGATGATGTGACAAATAGTGTGTCATCGATATCGAAGACATTCAAGATACCTTTAGGGTTTTCTTTAGCAGGTTTATATGCTTCTGAGTATGTCTTAAAAGATTTCATTACTTATCCCATTGTTTAGTAGCAGTGAAGTTATTATAACTAAACGTCAATCTATCAACGAGCTTTATTGCTTTACCTTTAAGTTTATCTACTGCAACGAAGCCTTCTTCGTTAGTCACTTCAAATCCATTGTCTGTGCGTTTAAATGTGCCTATGACACCTTTAACTTGTTCAAGTTTGCGAACAATCATTAGTTTGGCTCTAATCATCATATTCTGCATGTCGAATATTTTTTTCAGTTCATTCTTATTAGCTTTATACCAATTTAATATGATCGTTTTTTCTTTTTGTCGCTTGAGCCTTGTGTCTTCTTTTTTGGCTTCAGCAATTGACTTATTAAGTTTGGTCTCAATGTCAAGTATAAGACCTTGAACATGGGCTGCGGTATTGTTGATCTCTTGACCTTGACGGACTTTGAGATTGTTCCATGCTTTGATTTGTATTTTGTACGTCTCATTGGTTGCAATCTCATTTAGTGTTCTTGCAGATATTGTTCTGAACAGCGATCCAATTTGAGTTAGCTCATCATTCAGTTTTTCTGTTTCTGCTTGCGTAAATGTGGCGGTGCCTGTAGCATCGACAAACGAGGCATCGCGGAACCAAACATCTTTTGTTTGTGATAGTTTACCGATATCAATATTGAAAGATGCCTTCATATCTTCTAAAGATGTGCCTGTATATGATGTGTGCCATACAACACCAAGTTGAGCATTTATCATTTGTCTGGCCAGATTGCTATCTGAAGGTACAGCATATACTACGGTGTTAGGTTGAAATATAATATATTCTTTACCGTCAATATTTTGAAGTTTGAGATCACCTTTAGTGAACATCATGTCACCTTGAATGACGCCTGTTATGCCTAGTTTGGGTAGATATCTAAGAGCATACTTTAGTTTTTTGTTTAAACCTTCACCAGGATGATTTGAATCAATGTCAGCATCAGTATAATTAAGTTTCGCATTTTTAGCGAATACACCTTTAGTACCAACAAAGAATTTGCCGTTTGCAGGGTTAATACCAGCAAAGATAGCTGGTGCACCATCCCATTTAGTTGTTAGGTTTACTTTTGATTCTGAAGAATGTCCTGCTAACATATCTCTGAGAGACTGTAGAAAATTGATGGCGCCGCGAGTACCCGCAACACCACCATTCAGCACTTCATCTTCAAGATGTTCTAGGTGAAGGTTTTTACCTTGTTTGTCTTCTGTTAGATATTCGTTGTAATTAATCATTTGATGGCACTTCTCGGTAATCTTATAACATTTTGGTTTACGCGGCTTTCATACACGGCCAATACTCTGAGGCCAGGATATCCTATTTGTGAACCTAATCTGGTTTTATCATTTCTGATTAGAAACCAAACATCGCTTGGTCCTGTAACATCTGATAGTTCTCTCATAATTTCTGAAACTGCAATAGTTAAAGTGGCCTTTTTGGTGTCATATCTGAAATCTTCTTTACCAAAAGTTTTCTTGATGACAGCTCCTTTACCTTCTAAAATATCTGAGCCAAACACAACATTTTCTTTTTCTTTGGTGCTTGCTTTTACCGCAAGATTTGGTTCTAACTTATATACGTTACCGTCTTTGTTCAATTTGGCTTTCTTTTCTTTGACGGCATAATCTATGAATTGTCGAGCTGTTGCGCCCCAATAGCTGTCTGCGGATTCCCAATTCTCAGCATTATCTTTTTTAATAGATATCGGTACACTTTTTCCATTCGATATGATGTTAACGTCAGACTTCTTTCGACCTGCGGTATCGGCACCGGCTCTGATAGCCTTGGTGACTTTAGTTAGTTTGAACGTATCAGCACCATGCTTAATTAATACTGTAATTGATCCTTCATCAGAGTCTTTTACTGCATTATTGATTTCTTCAACTAATATAATTTCGTTATCAACACCAGCCGAAGCATTACCTTGTCTGCTTTTTGGTTTTGCCGTCAGCAGAAACTTACCTTCAATAACAAGGTGCCCTATACTAGAAAGAGAAGTTGACTTATCATAATTAACATCTGTCTTTTGTTTCAACTTAGACATGATGCTTTTTAAAGAAGCCTCTCTCATGCTATTGGTTGCGACCAGTATGGCAAACCTCGTAGAAGATATTTCTTTTATATCATGATAACCAAGTTTTTTGATCTCTTTAAGCAAGAGTTCTTTTGTCAGACCAGATCCGCCCTTCTTCGCTACAGCCACATTATTTCTCCGATGTTTTTATTATATTTAGCCATATACGAAAAAAGCCCTCCGAAGAGGGCTCTAGGCAACTTCTGTCTTGATCTTTATGACATGGCGACACGATTTTCGGAAACCGAAGCCGACACAGGTACAAGAGAAGTGATTACCTTCTCTCGTGACGGTATAAAATCCGCCTTTGCGACTATCAGACTTGACTTCCCATGCCGAGACTTCAATCTTCTTATCAACCACTTTAGTTCCTTTTGTTCCGTCACTATAGACCAGGTCGACAACGGACGAGAGGTCGATGACGCGAACAGGATATGTGCTATCACCAGTAGTCAGACGGAAGCTCTTTGGATCGTCGTAGGAGGCGCTCTTGACCACGGTGCCAGTATAGGTGCGCTGTCGGCTCAGATTAGGACCGAATGTACGGAGATAATGTGACCATTCCGTAGTAACAGTCACGACCGAGCCGATAGAAGGATTTGAGAAGGATTTTTTCATGGTGGTATTATACAGGTACCACCATGAAAGGCAAGAGTTATTTACGGAATACTTATGACTTCTGACCAGCGGTAGCCTTGAGCATCCACTTGTGCTTGGCATGGGCTGTTAGACGGTCTTGAAGGAAGTTAGATAAGGCATACTCATTTTCATTTTCTGCCATATTGTAGGCTTCTGTGATGCACTCCATTGTCTTTTGGTTAGCATCAATGAGATTGGTGACCATCTTTGCAGCGGCTGGAATCTTCTCGTCTTCTTCAACGTCGGCCAATTCAACCATGCGACCTAAAGTGCCTGGTGCAAACGAATCAAGGGCTCTGATCTGTTCTGCTATATCATCGATTGCGCCGTGAAGTTCTTCGTACAAGTCACCGAAGAAATCGTGTAGCTGTGGAAAATCTGAACCAATTACGTTCCAGTGATAGCCGTGAGCTTTCATATACATGACAAAGGTATTAGCTAAACACTCTTTTGTCTTATCAACCAATTCTGTTGATGCCATTTTGATGCGACTCCTTTTAGATTTCGTCTGACCTATTTATATCTTTCTCTGCCTGCCACTTTCCTATGGGGCACTCAGAGTCCATAAAAAGTGTCTTGGCATCCATAAAACACCCACACTTTTTACACCTTCTGATGCTTTTATCTAAATGCTCACATTCTTTACAGATTGCTAATCTCTTTTCAGACACTTCTTTTCTGTGTGTGAAAATAGTTCTAAATTCGATCACTCTTTCTTATCTCCGAGAATCTGTAACAGACTCATGAAGATATTAATAAAGTTTAGGTATAGTCGCAATGCACCAAAGACACCTGCTTTGGCTTGCTCATCATCTACAGTGTAATAATAATGGTCTTTAATCTCTTGTGTATCGTATGCGGTTAGACCAGTGAAGATAAGAACACCAAGACAGCTAATCGCAAACGCAAACACTGAACTCTGCAAGAACAAGTTAACAAGACCGGCGATGACAAGGCCAATGACACCCATCATCAAGAATGAACCCATCGTGGTCAAGTCGCGCTTTGTTGTGTAACCGTAAATTGATGCAGCACCGAATGTAGCAGCCGAGATAAAGAACACTTGTGCAATGCTGCCCATCTTATAAACAAGGAAGATAGAAGAGATTGACAAGCCCATCAAAGCAGCAAATGAGAACATGGCTAGTTGTGCTGTGCGAACAGTTAGCTTATCAAAGAAGAAGCTAAAAGCCAAACAAGCACCAAGAGGAGCAAGAATAGCTACCCACTTAAATGATGTTCCCCAGATCAATGCCATGAGCGCAGGGTTAAAATTAAGACCCATGGCAACAAGCCCGCTAATACCAAGAGCAACGGTCATGTAGTTATAGACTTGTAACATATAGTTACGAAGCCCTTCATCATATTGAATTACATTCTTTGCTACTTTATCAGTGTAAAACATTTATCATCTCCTATGCAGCTAGAATACCTTTTAATCTATCGGCCGCGTAAGATGCGGCGAAGGCGTCTGGTTTGACCATTGGTACGACATTGCAGGTGCCTCGGATGTATCCGATGGCTTGCTGAACAACGCAAGAAGAACCATGGATAACATCAGGATTGATATCAAGATGGACTTCACAATGACGATTTCCGATAGCGTCGGATAAATCGAGATACATTTGTGCAGCACGGTAAACCTCGTTCATTAGTCTTAATGCGGGGCGATCATGTCTATTATCATAATCTCGTTCAGAAGATACATCACCAAATACCTTGCAGCCTTTGTTACCATCATAGTGAACAACAACTGCTACAGTATAACTAGCACACCACTTATCTTCTTTATCTCTATATCGCTCAGAGTCGGCACCAATATAAACACAAGTGGTATCGGATGTATTTCTGATAAACTCTCTCACTTCATCAATATTAAATTTCTGCATGATTTATTCCAATTACGTTATTTGCAAAGTTCTGTTATATCAACAACTACTCTTTTTACTTGATCTAATAACTCAACAAAAACTCGATTGAACCATACGAATACACGATATATGATATAATGTGGGTTAAACCAAGAGTTAGTAAGTGTTACAGGATATGTTACACACATATCAATATCTCCTATTCTTATTGAAGATATTTATTGGTGCCTCTGGCAGGACTCGAACCCGCAACGCATGGAACCTAAATCCATCGTCTCTACCAATTGGACTACAGAGGCTTATTCCATAATATGGTAATTTCTACCAGCTGTGATATTAGCTTGGGCTCTAACATCATTGTTTTTCCACGACCAACACTCACCGGTATCATCTTGAAAACATACCCAAATGAGGTCTTGCTCAAAACCATAATCAATAAGAAAATGGGCCTGCGCTTTACCCCTTGGTGTGTTTAAAGGGATAGGCGGGTCCAATCTGATAATACTGTTCATTATAACTCCGACAATAATAAAACCATTCTAGAAGCATCTACCCACAATCGAACTGATCCGTTATTCTTGTAGGCATCTGTATCAGCAAATTGTTCAACCACTCTCTTGGCAACACTAGGATTAAGACCATGATATGACAAGAATGTGTGATAGTTTTCTTTAGTGACTTCAAACATTATTCATACCCATACATCAAATGATAAATTATAAGAATTAACATACTTGTGAAAGGCATCCACGTTAGCATAAAGATCATTACTAGTTTTTCTTTTAGTTTTTCCATGATACGCCTATAAAATAGTGGTGCGGGATGAGAGGGTCGAACTCCCGACATTCTGCGTGTAAAGCAGACGCTACTACCACTGAGCTAATCC